TGTCCGTTAGTTAAAAGATATGATCTACATGAAATAGACTACAATCTTTTAACTAAATCATCTACTCCGTGTGAACAATGTAGACCAACTCAAGAAGCTGAATTAGTTTTTCCAGAAAAAGATCGTTTTTGGGCTCAAGTTAGTGCTGAAGCTAGTGCTATCCTAGATGCATTGTACAAATACGACGAGAATGGATCAAAGTACCTAACTTATGTTGCTCAGAATCTTCTTGAAAATGCTGGTAAAAACGACACAGGGATTGAAAAAATCTATAAATTTGAAATTATTCCATAAACCTACTAGTATGTCTGATATGGATAATAATCAGACTGAAGTTTTTTCAATACCCCACATGGACATGGTTGCTATAGAGCTCCACGAGATGTATCAATCTTTACAACGTGGAGGGTTTACTGAAAAAGAAGCAACTCATATAGTTGGAATGACTGTAGCTTTTGGAGCTATGCTTCCAAATAAAGATATGCGTGATTCCCCGGAAACTCCTCCAATGGATTTTGATGATCCAGATGATGGATTAGATCTACTTTAAAAATAAATACAAGGACGAAAATGACAAACGGATTAAATGATGTACAACTCCATCTGGTTGATAGCGTAGAGTCTGCCGGCAAGTTTATAACTTGGCTGGGAGAACGTCGACCATATGATGCCATAGCTATTGACACTGAAACTGGAGAACGCGAAGGACGTCCACGCTCAGATGCTTTATCTCCGTGGCATGGCGATCTGCGTTTGGTACAAGTTGGCGACGGAATGACCGGATGGTCTATACCCTGGAATGAATGGGGTGGAGTTTTCTATGAAGCTATGGACAAGTTTGATGGACAGATTGTTTGCCACAATATTGCATTCGAAGCCAAATGGTTTGAAATTAGATCGCGCTGGCGTATGCCTTGGCATCGTTCGCATGACACCATGATCATGGCTCAGTTGCTAGATCCACTAGGATCTGGTGCTCTTAAAAAACTTACTTCTCAATATGTAGACCCTAAAGCTGCTGCACTACAATCTCACCTTGATGAAGAACTGTCTAAAAACGGCTGGACATGGGGCACTGTTCCAACTAACTTTGAACCTTACTGGGCGTATGGTGCTCTAGATACAGTTCTTACTATGCGTTTGTTTGAGCAATTCTGGGAGAAGTGTGGACCTGGAAAACCTTATAGTCAGGCTTACGAACTTGAGATGGCTGCCCGTAAAATTGTTACCCGTATGGAACTTAACGGTGCCCGAATCGATCTCGACTACTCTCACAAAAAATATGATGAACTTACTGCTTACTCTGAATCAGTTAAAGACTGGGCTAAGGGTATGTACGGGGGAGCATCCATTACAAGTAACGTTCAACTAGTCAGACTTTTAGAAACTCTTGGAGCAGAAATTACAGAACTCACACCATCGGGTCAAAAGTCTGCTTCAGCTGATCAGCTCAAAAAACTAATTATTGATGGAAATCCGCAAGTAAGAGAGCTGGCAGAAATTGTTTTAAAACAACGTAAAGCTGACAAGCTTGCTAGCACCTACTTCTTAAATTTTATTAATGATAACGTCAATGGATTTGTACACCCGTCTGTAAAAACTATGGGTGCCCGTACTGGACGTATGTCTATCACGGCTCCCGCTTTGCAGACTCTACCTAAGGGTGATGACACTGTACGTCGTGCGTTTCTACCTAAGGACGATGACCACGTAATTATTACTTCGGACCTTGATCAGGTAGAGTTTCGCATGTTTGCATCTTTATCTAAAGATCCAAACCTAATTAACTTGTTCAACCTTGCCGATGCAACTGGCTCTGATCCTTTTACCGAGATCGGTCGAGAAATTTATCAGGACCCATCAATGGTTAAGTCTGACAAGCGTCGTAATCTAATCAAAGGTGTAGTCTATGGACGCCTTTATGGTGCAGGTGTTGCTAAGCAAGCTTTGACTGCCGGTGTTCCGGAAGAGCAAATGCGTGCTGTATCTAATGCTTTTGATGGAAGATTCCCCGGAATGATCTCGTTTCAAAAGGAAATCGAAGATATTGGTATGCGTAGACTTCGTGACGAGGGTCAGGGATATGTTCATACATGGACCGGACGTCGCTTGCCTTGTGACGAAGATCGTGTATATACTCTGGTTAATTATCTAATTCAGGGTGGAGCAGCTGAGGTATTCAAGGCAAACTTAATCAAACTTGACAGAGCTGACTTAACCGACTATCTTATTGTTCCAGTACATGATGAAATAGTTCTCAATGCACCGCGTAGCGAAGCTGAAGAAATTAAAAAGCTTGTACGTGAATGCATGACAACCCGAGATGGTTGGGCAGTACCCCTAACTGCTGACGTAGACGGTCCACTAAATAACTGGGGAGAAAAGTATAAATAATGACAACACGAGTAATACTTGCAGTAGATCCAGGTAAAGCTAGCGGCATCGCTTTATTTGAAGTTAAACCAGACTCTGAACCAGAAATGCTTTGGTCCGGGGAATATCAACAGCATGAATATGCCCACCCAATTCGTAAAGCTTTCAACTATGCTCAAGCTAGGGAAACTAGATTAGAAGTTGTATGCGAGAGATTTACCATCAACGCACAAACTGTAAAAAACTCTCAAGCTCCATATTCCTTGGAACAAATTGGAATTTTAAAGCAGATCATGCTAGATTTTGGACGAGATCCAGAAGATATCTATTTTCAGTCCCCAGCGGATGCTAAAGCTATGTTCAACAATGAAAAGATCAGAATCTTGGAATATTGGCACCGTGGTGGCGAGGGACACGCACTTGACGCAATCCGACACGCCCTGCTAAGATTGGCAAAAAGTGGCTGGGTTCCTAGAAAATTACTAAAATAATCAGAGATACTATTGACTTTTTTAAATAAAGTTTTAAAATATCTGATAGTATCTATTCATAACGACAGAAAGAAATGCTTAAATGGCTGTAACAGTTGAGCTAAATGAGACTGGTTCTCATATCAACATCTCCGCTGATTGGCGATTCAAAGAGCTTTGCAAAAGTGTGCCAGGCTCTAGCTACGACGCAAAAACATCAACTTGGCGTGTCCAGACTTCCTGGGCCACATGCCTAGCACTTAGATCTACCTTTAAAAATGATTTAGTTATTGGTGAACGTCTTCAAGCATGGGCTATTGCAGAACGTGCTAATAGAATTGATCCGTCCAATGCTTTACGTGATCTAGAAGAACTTCCAGATGGCGAGGGTGATTCAGACCTATTTCCTCACCAGCGCGCTGGAGTGAAGTTTTTGACTACTGCTCGTCGTGCACTACTTGCCGATGAACCAGGTTTAGGTAAAACAGCTCAGGCTATCCGTGCCCTAAAGACACTACAAGACCAAGGTGAAACAGTGTTCCCTGCACTAATAGTTTGCCCTAATACTCTTAAAAAGAACTGGCAACGTGAGTTCAATAAATGGTGGCCAGAAGATGGTCCGACAGTGCAAGTAATTAAAGGATCAGCTGCACAGCGTCGCAAACAGTTTGAGACTCCGGCAGACATCTATGTAATTAACTGGGAATCACTACGCTCTCACTCACGTCTAGCTCCTTATGGATCAGTAGCACTTGCTCGTTGCGTAGAGTGTGGTGGGCATGATGATAGAGTTTCAGAAAACCGTTGTGAAGTTCACAAGCGTGACCTTAACTCAATAGATTTCAAAGCAGTTATTGCCGATGAAATGCACCGCTCAAAGGAGCCTAAATCCAAGCAGACCCGTGCTTTATGGGCAGCTACTGGAGATGCTGACATTCGTTTTGCACTTACTGGTACACCAATTGCCAATAACGTTCTCGACATGTGGGCAATCCTGCACTGGATTTCCCCAGAAGAGTGGCCTAGCAAAACCAAGTGGATTGATCGCATGGTAGACACTATGATCAATGCTTTTGGTGGAATGATGGTTCTTGGAGTAAAGCCTCATATGGCTGACGAGTTCCACGCAACCATCAACCCTCGTATGCGTCGTATGCTTAAGGCTCGTGTACTACCTTGGTTGCCGGAAATGATGTTTGAACGTCGCGACGTCGAGATGTCAGCTAAGCAGAAGAAAGCTTACGAGCAGATGCGTGACAACATGATTGCCGAGATTGAAAATGGTGATGCAGTTGTAGCACCCAGTGTTCTAACTCAAACTATTAGACTGTCACAGTTTGCTAGCTCATTTGCAGAAATGTCTATAGATGAAGCTACTGGAGAGCCTAAAGCAATTTTAGCAGAACCATCCTGTAAGGTTGACGCTGTTATGGATGACATCAAAGAGGGAGACTTTGGAGATGATTCTGTTGCAGTCTGTGCTGTATCTCGTCAGTTAATCGATCTTCTAAGCGCGCGCCTAACTAAAGAAGGTATTGCACACGGCTTGATCACCGGTGCTCAAGATGAAGATGAACGTCAAAAAGCTATTGACGATTTTCAGTCCGGTCGTATAAAATGGATTCTATTCACCGCACAAGCAGGTGGAGTTGGTGTCACCTTGACAGCTGCTCGAAGACTTGTTATGCTACAGAGACCATGGTCACTAGTTGATCACAAGCAAGCTCTAGACCGTATTCACAGAATCGGTTCTGAGATCCACGATTCAGTGGTTGTGATGGATTACGTTACCGAGGGAACAATCGAGGAGCGTGTTATTCAAGTTCTTGAAACTAAGGCTGATAACTTTGAACAGATTGTTAAAGATAAAGACAAACTACTACAGTTGCTAAAAGACGATAAGGCTGGTAAGCTATAACCATGAATGACGAAACTACACAAGAAGTTGTACCATACCGTCTCTCTAACTCAGAGATTCAGGTATTCAAAGATTGCCGACGCAAGTGGTGGCTTAACTACTACAGACGTCTTATGCCAAAGCAGAGAGACTACACAGGTGCTCTTGCTCTTGGTTCTCGTATTCACGAAGCTTTAGATCAGTACTATTCATCTAACGGTGAAATAGGCCTTCTAGAGGCTCATGCTGCCCTTGTAAAGAAGGATATGGAAACTCTTGTAGCTGAGTATAGAGACACCTCTGATCTTGAATCAGAAGCTGAATTAGGCAGAATTATGCTTGAAGGCTATTTACAGTGGATGGACGACGAAGGTATTGATGCCGAACTTGAAATGATTTCTACTGAAGAAATTATTGAAATGCCAATGTTTGATGGAGAAGTTATTCTTCAAGGAAAGCTTGATATGCGTGTCCGTCGTAAGATTGATGGCGTTCGTATGTTCCGAGACTTCAAAACTGTCGGTGGCTCGTTTGCAGACTTTGCTAATCAAGCACAGATGAACGAGCAAATTCTTACTTACATGATGTTGGAACACGCCCAGAACAAATCACCGGAAGAACGTTCCGAGGGTGGTATATTTACTATGCTAAAAAAGGTAAAGCGTACTGCAAACGCTAAGCCTCCGTTTTACGAGCAAATTGAAGTTCGGCACAATGTATTTACAATGCGTGCTTTTTGGCAACGTATTCACGGTACAGTTGCAGATCTGATGAGTGTTAAGAAATCTCTTGATGCAGGTCAGGATCCTAATTTTGTCGCTTACCCACGTCCTACCAAGGATTGCAAGTGGAAGTGCCAGTTCTACACTATCTGCCCAATGATTGATGATGGTTCATCAGCAGAAGCAGCTATTGAAGATATGTATGAGGTCTCCGACCCATACGGATATTACAAATCACAAGACGAAAAGAAAGGTAGTGACTAAGCATGTCAGATGTACAGCGTTCACTAACTATCATGGTCTATGGCGAATCAAAGGTTGGTAAGTCAACTTTTGCTGTCACAGCACCATACCCTCGCCTTATGCTAGACGTTGAGGGTGGACACAGATTCCTCCCAATCAACGTCAAGTATTGGGACCCAATGCGTGAGGAGCCACCTGTGGCTGACGGCACTTGGGATACTGTAGTTGTCACTGTACGTGACTACGACGTAGTTTTAAAAGCTTTCCAATGGCTACAAGCCGGTAAGCACCAGTTCAAGTCTCTGATCATTGACTCAATTTCTGAGTTGCAGGTTAAGTGCATGGACAACATTGCTGGTACCGAGCAAATGAAGATGCAACAGTGGGGCGAACTACTTCGCCACATGGGTGCACTACTTCGTGACCTGCGTGACCTTACAATGCACCCAACTCAGCCTCTAGAGGCCGTAGTCCTAACTGCAATGGCACGTGCTGATCAGAATGGTCACATGAAGCCTTACTTGCAGGGTCAACTTGCAGTTCAAGCTCCATACTTCTATGATGTATTAGGTGCTATTGCAATTGAAAATATTCCAAATCCGGATCCTACTCAGCTGCCTTACAAGGCACGCCGTATGTACGTGGAACGTACGGATAAGTATGATGCTGGAGAGCGTGTTCAAGGCCGATTGGGTTCCATCGTGGAGCAGCAAGATCTCGGCGTTGAACGTATGCTTGACATGATTTTCGGTCCACAGACCGAGAAAAAGAAGTCGGCTTAGATCCCTAGCCGATTAAACCCTAAATAATAACTATAGGAGTTATAAATATGAGTACTCTCAACTGGGGCGACCTAGTCAAAGATGCTGGCGAAACTGCAAGTGGCGGTAATTACGAACCACTTCCAGATGGCGACTATGACCTAAAGGTCATTGAAGCTTCCGCAACCACTTCACAGAGTGGCAAAACCATGTTCAAGATCACTACTGAAGTTCAGGGTGGCGCACACAACAAGCGCCGCGTCTGGGATAACTTGGTGATCAGTCCAGAGAGCTCAAACGCTCTAGGTATCTTCTTTTCGAAGATGGCTGCACTTGGACTCCCTCGTGAGTTCTTCACGAATAACAACCCAACTAACGCACAGATTGAGTCAATGCTTATTGGCCGTACATTCCGTGCTCAGATTGGATCACGTACCTGGAACGGTAGCAAGCGTAACGAACTAAAGCGTTACTACGTTCAGCAAACTGCTGGAACTATCCCTGCTCAGGTAAGTACTCCACCGGCTCCACCTGCTCCTCCAGCTCCACCTGCTCCAAGCACTGCTGGAGTAGCAGTCCCACCGGCCCCACCTGCAGCTCCGTTCTAATCTGCAGTAATTGCGGGGGGCATTAGGTAAAACTAGTGCCCCCCTCTAATTAAAGGTTTATATGTCAAAAATTTTATTAACTGGTATGACCGCGCCTCAGTCTTCCTTAAACGCTAATACAAAAAATCTAACTTTTTCTTCAGCTATCAATTCAGCATTACAAAATTCTGGACATACCGTAGTCTGGGAAGATCCCAAAATTGACATAACAAAAGAAGAACTTGATTCCTATGATTCTGTAATTGTAGGAATTGCACCTATTACTAGCCTTAGTGCAAATAAAATTTATGGTGCTTTAAACATAATTAACTCTCTTTGGGGGTCAGAAAAGCTTAGCTTGCTTATAGATGCTCCAAATGTCTCTCAAATAGCCACCACTTTAAGATCTGTAAAAAACAATCCAGAGACTCTAACTAAACAATTTTTTTCAAATAAAAAAGGCTACTCTTCTGTAGTTTCAGATCAGAACTTAAAATCAAATATTCTAAAATCCATAGATAATTTATTGGATCAAGATTGGCCAACTACGTTAGTGCCAGTTCTACCCTGGAAACAAAGCTATTCAGATAAAGAACTGAATCTCCCAGAGCTAGCTAAAAAATCAATAATTTATCTAAACTTAGACTCTTATCTAATCCAAGATCCAGTAGAGCAGCTAGATAGAATCTATAAATGGACTGCTGATCAGCCCGAGTCAATGTGGACTAAAAAGATTTCAAAAACTATTGGACTACCTGTGTCTCCTGCAAAACTTAATAAAGGAGCTACGGATAAGGATGTGCTACATCAAATATCTAGATCTGTAGGAATATTACTAGCTCCGTATAAAAACGAAGGCACTTGGTGGTCATATAGATACATTCAATCAATAAATAGTCTCACTCCAGTAGCAACTTTCTGGGAAGAGTCAGGATCTATTGGAATCGAGTGGAACTTACTTGCTTCAACTATAGATTCAATGTCTGAAGAAAAACGAGTATTAATAGCTATAGCTCAAAGAGAGAGTTACATAGCTAAAATACCAGATAAAAAACAATCAATAAAAATGCTTGAAAAAGCATTAAAACTAGTAAATTAAGGATAAATATGAAGGTAAATATGGACTGGGTTAAATACCAGTTAGGAAATTTAAATGTTCGAATGGGTAACGGTAATGCTGTAATTCACCTATTAAATGCTTGGAAAGAACTTCCAGAATTCAAACGTGAAGATGCAGAGCAGATCGCCAATATATTCATGCACCTTGCTCTAGAGCATTCACTGGTACCACCCCCTAAAGATGAGGTCTACGTTCAAGCAGAAAGAGGAGCTCTAAAAGTTAGAGATATCGTTAGAGTAAAGAACGATGCCTTTGCAGGAGAGCTTGGAATGATCCATAATGGACGTCCAGGAGTTATTGTAGCTATCAGATCTGGTGACATTATTGTTGACCTAACTGATCTAGAAAACCCTCCGGTTAAATCTGCCCACTATCAACCTGAAAACCTACTGAAGAGAGTCCAATAATGCGTACATCATTTGAACTAGAGTTTGAAGCATCTGATTTTTATGAGTCACAGGCCATAGCTTTAAATTATGTTGCTAACTATTTAAAACTAGATGTAACTGAAGTGTCAGAGAAACTATCTGTAGAATTAAAAGTCAAAAATTCTGAATCTACAGATAAGTTTAAAGTTACAGCTCATATTCAGGTAAAGACTGGAATATCTCTAAATTCAATTTAAATAATTAAAAATAAACCGCGTTTTCGAACATTTTTTCGAAAAAAACTGTACAATTAATTTGTGGAGTTGATTACTAATGCGAGATAAACGTACAGGCGAATGCCTATGGTTTGAATGGTCTGGAGCTGGCTTTGCCGTCTCCAGGCCTTCTTCTATTATCTTCTATACGTATGACCACGTAGATCTTGATATAGATCTGATCAGAAGAGCTTTAGCTTCAGCACTTCAAAGAGACGGAATAGTCGTTTCTTTAGGAGAAGGTTATAAAGCTGTTGAAAGAGCTCATATTTCTTACGGCTATGCCGGAGAAATAGACGAAGAGATATACCCTACTGTATGTAACAATCATGGAAATACCGAGTACGGAGAGATAGTTAAAACTCCTAAAGCCGTAACTTGGGTGGAGATAATATGACAAATTGGAAACCAAGTAATGGCTTTGATTGGCAAGAAAATGCTGAATGTGCCAAGAGAGAAAATAGAGAAGTAGATTTTTTCTCGCACAAGAGTGAAGATAAAATGAAGGCTAAAAATCTTTGTTTTGTTTGCCCGGTGAGAAAAGAATGCATTAAATCAGCTTTAGAAAATATGGAGATCTGGGGGATCTGGGGAGGACATGATGAATATGAAATTAGACGAACTTTATCTGTAAACATAGATAAAGCCGAGACCAGATATGATAGATTTCCTAAATGTCTATATTGCGGGGCTAAAACCAAATTTTTAAGACCATTAATTGCAGATAATCCAGACAGCGGTAGATGGGCAACTGTTCGTCTAGTAAATTGCATAATGTGCGATTTTACATGGAGAAGTAGAACAAGCGTGAATGCAGTAAATGCATATTTAAAACTTACAGCAGACAAACAAGAAGAGTTTGATACTCAAGAAGAAGTTAATGAAGAACTTGAAGCAGCTGGGGTTGATCTTAACGAGATGGAAGAAGATCTGGATTAACAGCTAGAACGCTTATGTGTTCGCGAGGTTCGTAATCTCCACCCATAACTAGTGTCAATAGACCTGGCTTTGACTCTAGACCTGCACGATCACGGAACCATTCTGAACCTGGATCGGTAGTTGGACACTGAAGCCATAAACGTTGACCGATATCCATGCTTTTAAAGTTGTGGAAATGTCCAGAAATCCAAACATCAGCAAGACCCAGCGCAGTTTGACCTGCTGCTTGACCAGATAAGTATTTCATTACATCTCTACCAACCTGGTGACCATGAAATAATCCAAGCATGGTCCCGTTGATATTAACGGTAAGAGTCTGATGACCTGAAGATGGGTACCTAAACTCAACGTGTTGTAGCGCTGGATTTTCTGCACATGCATCTTGCACTGCCGAAGCAATCTCAACGTTCCAGCCATCAGCGGGATCGGCAGCAACCTGACGAGTTACTTCATCGTGGTTTCCGTTGATGACTGGAACAACTATACGCTCCGCATAGGGAGCTAAAGCTTTAATTTGCGCCATGAGAAGACGACGTGCGACACGCACCTGCTCTGTAAGTCCTAAGTCAGAAGCTGCTTGACCTTGCAAACGTCCATTTTGACTTGTTAAACCTTCGACGTGATCGCCTGGAAGAGCTAGAACAATGGTTCCTAAGTTTAAACCAATCTTTTTAAGATCCTTAAACCTATTTACCGAGGCTTCAGTTAAGTATAAAATTCGATCGATAGACTGTTGGGTGCCCTGACCATTAGCTTTCTTACCGATCTGTTGATCGCTAGGAGCTACAACATAGGCACCGCTACCTGTGGCAACTTTAATACCACGTTCTGGACGCCATTTCTTGACTTCATCAATCAAAGCTTCAGCATCTAAAGTGTCAGCTATAACTAAACTAGAAGGAGTTACGTTTACACGAATAGACTCCAGCCACTCACCACTATAGGTCTGCCAACGAGATCTTCGCAAAGAAGTTACAGTCCAAGAGTTTGGATCAAGATCGAATTCTTTTAGCACATCATCCGTGTCAGGAATCTCACCGACCGGGTGAGGCTTAGATACAACAAAACCACCTTTAGAGTCATCGACGTCTAAACGTGGTCTCCAGTCTTCTGGCGTATTAAGAGCTTTTATATCGGAGCCATTAATTCCAGGGCTTGCTAAATTCTCTAACTTATCTGAAATACCCATTAGGATACCTTTCTATAGCAACCGCAATCTCTGCGGCGATGACGATCAACGGAACTATCTGAAATATCAAATCCTTCATCCCGAAGAACTCTAGCAATATCTACATTAGATATTCTACGCGGATCTCCTTCAGGTACAGATAAAACATCAATTAAATAATTACGATCTTTTTCAGGCAATACCGTGCCAGCAAGCAAAGCGCCTAATTTACATTTAGATCCAGATTTTTTTGAAGCTTCGGCTAATTTATCCGATAGAGACATAGCGTACTCCTTAGTGTGTCATTTATGTCTTTTTAATACTAGTACATTTTTGTACTTTTATATGTATTAACTAACTTTTTTTAGTCTAGTTTTTTTAGCCGGGGCAGGAGCTGGCGACACGCCAATAACAAAATTCTTAATTAATTCAACTTCAGCCTGGGTTTTCACAACATGAAGTTCAATAGTATTTACCCTATCAGCCAACGAACTACCGCCATTTTCCCAAAGTTGGTGCTCAACTCTATCTAATCTTTCAGATATTGTTCTACCCTGAGAGTCCAATCCAATAGATTTTTGAATTTTATGTGCTAATCTGTATACAGCAAGGATTCCGCCGAAGATTATGCCGATTGCAGTGATGACTGCTGAAGTCATAAAAATTTGGTCGATGATCAAAATAATGCCTTAATTGATGATGGATATCTTGTGTATAATTGTACCCTATCCTTTGATTGGCGACTAGCCCTAGACGTGCTACGCTTTGTTCTCTAAAAGTAATTAAAATTACATTTCAACTTGATTTTTTCACGTCTTTGCTGTACCGTTTTAGGTGCAGCTCCAATCGAGAGGCATTTTATGCAACGACAAATTATGGCAGGTAACTAACCATGACTCAACCTAATAACGAACATATTGAAAAATTAGCCAAGGCATCCGTCTGGTATGCCCAGCAAGGGTGGAAGATTCTACCTTGTCATGGAATAGATGACGGCGGTCGCTGTACTTGCAACGGTATTCACGGTGAACCTAAAGATGTAGGTAAGCATCCAGCCATCGGTGAGTGGAACGCACGTGCTACCGATGATCAGCTAGTTATTCATAACTGGTGGAGCACTTCCCCTATCAACAACATTGGTGTGTTTTGCCAACCATCTGGATTTATAGTCATTGATATTGACCCTAGATCCGGTGGTATTGAATCATTTGAGAAACTAGATGAACTTTTAGATGGTGCATTACCAAACACTGTAGAAGCACTTACTGGAAGATATACATATAACGGTAAAGCTGAACGTGGACGTCACTTATTTTTTAAAGTAGATAATTCAGAACAGTTTGTAGGTAATTTAAAAGCTAGCGGTTTAAATGGTATTGACATCAAGCACAATGGGTATGTGATGCTTGCACCTAGCCGCCATGGATCTGGAGTCAACTATGAATGGAAGCCAGGACATGCCCCATGGGAAATTGAAATGGCAGATGCCCCGGAAGCTTTACTAGAGGTTATTCGTAAAAAGAATCGCAAGTCTGGATCGTCCCACGCTGATGGTGACTGGAGTTGGATGGGTGACCTTGACTATAAAGGTGATCGGGTTGATATTGCAAAAATTCTTGAAGAAGGAATTGATGAAGGATCACGTGCTGTAGATATCTACAAGCTTGCATGTGCACTATCAAACAAGTATGGAGTAGAGACTCCCGAAAAGCGTTTGATGATCGAGACTTTGATGATCCGATTCAACTACGAAAAAGTACGTCCGCCAATGGAATTGGAGGGTGTTAACTCTCTTCTTATGCACGTCCGCCGTGCCATGGACTTTGTTGCTGAAAATCCAATTACAGAAAAACTTTGGCCTGGACTACAAGACTGGGCAAACAGGTCTCAAGAAGAATCTAGATCAGCTAAACCTAAAACTGAGTCAGACCCTAGCTCAACAGCACAGTCTCAGGTTGGAACTGTAGGTCATTCTATCTCAGAGGCAGCTCATAATGGTGTATCAATTTCGGATGCATTTAGTAGTGGAAACGTTGATGTTCCTAAAAACGTCGACGCTATTTCGGAAGCCGAGGGTGGAAAGCCAGGAAACCGATCTCTATCTGACATCGGTAATGGACGTCGATTAGTAGATTCATTTGGATCATCAGTTCGTTATACCCCAGGAATTGGTTGGTTTATTTGGGACGGTCAGTACTGGAAACCAGATGCCGAAGATCTTGGAATGAAAGAATTAGCTAAGCACTTACCAACAATTATTACCACTGAAGTAGTAAATTATCCAGATGAAGATAAGCGTAGCGAAGTTATCAAGTGGGCCAATCAGGTTAGATCAAATAGCAGATTAAATGCAGCTATTGAAAGTGCTAATTCAGATAGTCGAGTAATTACCGCAGTTGAATCTTGGGATGGAGATGAATATCTTCTTGGTGTGCTTAATGGTGTAATCAATCTTAAAACCGGAGAGCTTATGAAAGGTAGACCAGATCTACATATCACAAAGCGTATTCCCCTGTCTTACACCCCAGGAATGCGTAATATGCGTTGGGAGCAGTTTATTGACTTTGCTACTGGTGGAGATAAAGAACTTCAAGACTGGTTGCAGCGTGCAGTTGGCTATACACTGACTGGTTTGAACAATCAAGATTTAATGTTCCTTGTTTATGGTCCCCCGGGATCGGGTAAAAACACGTTTGTTGAAGCAATCGTTAAGGCTCTAGGTACTCAGCAATATGCCTGGCCACTTGACTCCAGCATTCTTGCTGATACTGGTGCTAGCTCAAGTAGCACAGATATGTACCACTGGGCTGAACTTAGAGGTCGTCGAATGGTCTGGGTAGACGAGCTTCCAGAATCAGAACGTCTAAAAGAAAATGCTGTTAAAAAATTAACTGGTTCATCTGAAATTTCTGCTCGTTCTCCAGGTGAAAAGCCATTTACATTTAAGGCTCAAGCCAAATTATGGATTACAACTAACCACCGTCCTATGATTAATGACGATGCTATGTGGCGTCGTATTAGACCTATTCCATGGAGCAATGTTCCTGAAATGCCAGATCCAGATCTAAAAGCTTATCTATTCGACCCTGAGGGCGGTTTACCGGCTGTTTTGGCTTGGGCAGTAGAGGGAGCCATAAAATACCTAGGATCGTCTGCTAGAGACCCTCTAGGGTGGTGTACAGCCGTTTCTGAGGCAGCTGAGATCTATCGTAAGAATGAAGACCGAATTGGGATGTTCTTGAATGAAGAGACTCGTGAAAATGAGGGAGCTTCAGTTTTAGTCAAGCAGATGTATTCAATTTATAGAATGTGGTCGGATGAACGTGGTGAACGTCCACTAACTCAAATTGCGTTTCACAGAAAACTTTCAGATAGAGGGTTACAAATTCTAGGTCAAGGCTCTAAAGCTGAAATTAAAAATAGAACTCTTGCTCCAAGAGCTGTAGAATCCAAAGAAATTGATTGGAATGTCGCAGTTCGCCTAGCCCATTAATGTGGTATAGGATGTAATTGTGTCTTGGGATCTATTCGGGAGAAAGACATGGAAGGGGTCTAAAAAGACCCCTTCCTCTAACAATCAAGGAGTTTTATGTTAATTGCAATTGCAACCCCAATGTTTGGCGGTATGTGCCACGGTGGATACATGCATAGTGTTTTACCACTATCTTTTACACTTGCGGGAAAAGGCGATTCTATGTTCTATCCGGTAATAATTAATGAAAGTATCATAAGTAGAGGTAGGGATGCTTTAGTACACGACATGCTTCAAAATAAAGAAGCCGACGGTATCTTATTTATCGATGCAGATACTGGTTTTGATCCTATTGCAGTTGCGGAAATGGTCCACTCCGGTAAAGATTTTATTGGAGCTATCTACCCTAAAAAAGCCATTAACTGGGAGCAAGTAAGACAAGCTGCATTAAATGGCGAAGAAGATCTTGAAAAATATACAGGATTTTTTACCGGAGTAGTTCCAACAAATAAAGAAATAAAAATTACGGAACCTATGGAAGTTGAAAGAGTTGGAACTGGGCTTGTATATATAAGTCGAAAAGTTTTTGAAGAGTTGGCTCCAAGTTGTAGAACATATACAGATGTCAGTAGCCGCAACGGTGTTCAAGTTCAAAGAGAGCTTACTCAATTTTTTGATATGCAATTTGATGACAACAATCAGTTACTAGGAGAAGATTACTACTTCTGCGAAAGATGGAAGTCTATAGGCGGTAAGATTTATGCTGCCCCGTGGGTAGACACTACTCATTATGGAACTTACGGATTCTCGGGAAGTTTTGCTCAAACGATTATGAAGAAAGATTAATCTAAAGAATCGTAAATATTTTTAACTGTAGTGGCGTACCATTTCCCTCCATTCTGGGTTGGTACGCCATTATTGTTTAATCTTCTAGCTATTTCGTGAAATGAAAGACCGGAATCTTTCTGCTTTCTAATGAGATCCTTTACTTCATCAGAAGTTTTATTTTTAGGGCCCATATCAACCCCCCACTTAATTCCACGAGCTCGACGATCTTTATGCACATCTTTTTGACGCTCAGCGATAATGCCACGTTCCATCTCAGCCAGAGCAGACATAATCGTAACCACAAAACGGCCCTGATAGCTGGCTGTGTCCAGGTTTAGATCTAGCATAACTAGACGCCATTTATTGGCATTTGCCCGGTCTATTATGCTCAAAAAGTCCTTCGTAGAACGGGCTAGGCGGTCGATACGCGTCACAAACAGGGCTGAAGCAGTACCAGTATCTAAACGCTTCAAAGCGGCTGTAAGAGCCGGACGGCCCGTAATTGACTTACCTGAGCGACCCTCTTCACGGATAAGTTCAAACTCTGTATACCCAGCCAACTCAGCTGCTTGACGTAGTTGACGTTCCTGAACATCTAACGAAACACCATCATTTACCTGCAGTTGGGTAGATACACGGGCATATAAAAGTGCTATTCCTTGATCAGACATTTAAGCTCCAAGTGTCTTTCAATATTGCTATAAAAATCTTCTAGAGTTCCATTATTATTAAAAATCACATTGAAGTTGTAGTCATTTAGTTCTTTTTCAGATACGTGATTGTTTGGAGCGACAAGTCCAGCTCTGTTTATACGCCATACAGATCCTCCACGAGTTGCTACGGCATCAGCTTCATTGATAAATCTACAATCTGAAAATACAACTTTGTTATACTGCTCTGCTTTTTTAAAAGCCTGATCTACCCAAAAATCTTTTCCAAAAAGATTACGACCAACTTCCGTACCCATCCGTTGTAGAAGTTCTCTAACTTCTGGATAATCTTCTTTTACCGTATCCCAGCCACCTAGCCTAACTAGAGTAGATATTTTTATAGAAGAGATTCCAAAAGATACACTAGGGTCTAATGCAAGTAGTGCTTCTCTCATCGGGTCGGCAAAAGATATTCTTGTAAATCCATGGTTTTTTACTAAATAATCAGCAGCAGTATCTTTTCCAGATCTAGCAAATCCAGATATTCCGATAAATTCGGTCATTTTGTCTCCTATGGTTATATAGTAACTTTATACATAAATACTAGCATAACGAGGTATAACACACGTGAGATAATAAATTGATAGTAATCGTAGACCGTAAGGCCCCGAGTGAAACAGAATAATAAACAAGATCCATATCAGTGCAATGAATGTAAAAAAATGTTTGTTGTAATGAAATTGGCTAGATGTTGTGAATTAAAACATCAGGGGATAGTGTTTGTTAGACGTCCAGAGCAAGAGCCTAGACCTAAAAAATATGATTAGTTATTTAGAGCGTCTAGTTCAGTTTGAACTACAGCAATGGTTGCAACAATATTAGCTATTGCTTCCGTTGCCTGAGCTACGCCCTCCTCATTTCCCAAAGCTTCGGCTGTTTTCTTGCTTAGTTCGTACTGATAGCCATCTAGGTTTAGAGACTGAAGTCTGGTTTCTAGAATAGCTTTTTTCTGTTCTGATGGAATGTCAAATGTCATATTTTACTCCTTAGTTAGTTTTTATGTTATTACTATTGTACACTACCATTTATTAAATAATTATCTATCTAGCTAGTAGATCTTTAAATGCTTCATTATAGGTCGAGTAGCAAGCAACTTCTAAATTAGTAAGTTTATTGTAGACAATAAACTCGTCTACTCCGTCAGTAGTTATTTTTAAAATTACATACATTATTTATTCTCCAAAACTTTTATTCTTGCAATAGCCTCCTGCAAAGCTGCAGTAAGCAAAGGAATTATCTTAGATTGATCTATACCTTGATATCTAGGGTTGCCGTCACTATCTACAGCATCCTTAACCCCAGTCACAGCCTGAGGCACAATCTCGGCAACCTCGTGAGCTATAAACCCATCTACCGTTTCATCTGGCTCTATTTTAAAGTTAAAGCGACTAGGCTTAAGATTCATCAAACGATCTATGGCATCAGTCAAAGGAATAACGTTTTCCTTTAGCCTATAATCTGAATTGGTGACATAAGAAGTTGCCGTAGTAGTGACGCTTATGCTTCCAACATCAGTCGCAGTTCCTCTGTAGAAATATGCTATAACTCCATTTGTGGTTTTTCTGGACAGACGCATAGCCTCTTGGCTAGTATTTGAAGAGTGAATGACTCCACTAACCATTGCACTAAAATCAGTAGCATTTGAGTACCACGATGAAATAGTCTGTACTCCATTAGAGTAAATACTACTTCCAGTATAAACTACCCCCCCAAGATAAACATCTCCACCAAGCGTGTTTATACTTATATCAGCTTTAGCAGTGCCAATACCGCTATAAACTTGAATACTATTACGGTCCATTTGTAGGTTTACAGCACCACTAGCTCCAAGCTGAAAACCGTTTGAACCAAAACCAGTTCCCACACCGCCGGTGGCAGTTAAAAGCATGTTATTAGATTGTAATCGCCCATTTGTAGCGTAGATACTTCCATTCGAGGAGTAGATACTTCCATTCGAGGAGTAGATATTTCCATCAGCAGTTATGGTTGCACTGGTTCCGGAGACTAAAATATTTCCTTTTATAACTTCAAGATCGCTAAAAGATGTGGTATTACCAACTGTCAGTGTACCTCGCACAATAGTACTACTTGTATTACCACCAATAATGGTATTTCCACCATCATAGTTTAATCTTAAATTGCCCGTAGCTGTGTTAGCAGTGTAAGTTTGAATATAGCCAGTATTACTTATACGAGTATTTGAATTTCCGGTTCCAGTAGTGCCGGCACGCAAATCTCCACCAGAGTTGATATCTCCGGTAGTTGAAATGGTTGCTAGGGACAGTGTTCCGGGAATTGATACTGTAGAGCCTGCAGAACCAATTGCTACG